ACGCAAATACCATCACCCTCATTTATAGTTTCAGTTCCATCATAGAGCATATTAAGAATATAATTTAATCTTTCGCCGTATATCTCTGCCTGAAGCTTACCGCCAGCTGGCCATATATTTGCTTTTATCTTTATCGGTGTTTCAGAATACCCTGGATACTTCCCGCCTTCATTGTCAGTTATAATTGTCTTAGGTTTTAAATAATAGGTTTTAAGGTTCTTTATTCGCATTTACTATCCTTGCCCCCTTTAACAATCTAAAGGAATTCAATCTGCTTTTAATGTTCTCAGGTATTTCAGTAGAATAACTAACAGATATTCCGCCCTCACTTCGAGAGCTTTCACCTTCTGATCCTAATCTGTTATAGTAGACAATAGTCAGCTCCCTTTGTAGGGGTTCTGCTTTATTCGGCAATACATCCCTGTTACAATAATCTAACATTTCTCCCTCAGCATCTTCTAACAGCTGCAGCAATAAAATGTCTTGGCCGTTGTCGGTAATATCTAATCTAATTTTTATTTTTTCTATTTGCGACATAATCTACCTCCATTTTAAAAGAGGACAGATTATATCCTGTCCTCAAACCAGACTATCTTAAGCCTTCTTAACAAGAGTAACAACCTTGCTGTCTACTACTAAACCAATAGCATTTACCTCACATACAACTGCCTTAGTATTAGATCCTGCTGCTATAGCTGCGGATGTAATTTCAGTAAATCCGGCAGGTAATACGCTATTCTTGTCAATAGCTGTAGTTCCGCCTAATTTGTAATAAGCTTTATTTCCGGGATTTACTCCGGCGGCAGTTAATATTGTGTCTCCGGCTGCTACAGTACCGGCTTCACTTGTTACAGCAAATGCAGTATCGTCTGCCCCAACGACAAATTGAATTCCATCATGCAGTGCTTCTAAGATAAACACGTCTTCGAAAGATTCCTCAAAGTAAGTGTATTTTCCTTGGCTCAAAGTTGACGGTTCTCCTAATTCGGCAAATTCGTAAGATACTATCGGCAATACTGCACTTGGATGAACTAAAAACATTTTAATATCTTTTGCAGTAGAGGCTGGAGCAAAGCCCCCATTAGTTTCATTCTCAGATACACCATCAAAGAAATCATAAGCGGTTTTCATAGACCTTGTCGGAACTTGAATAATTTCAACCTCGTCAAGTCTATTAAGAGCTATGTTGTAGGATGCCTGTCCATTAGCACGTACAGGTAATTTAGAATTATCTATAAGTGTTTTAGTAAAAGTATCCACATAAAGCAATCTTCCATTAACAGGTACCCCTGCCTCATCCATTACATCCATCAGATCATTAAATACATATAAAACATTGTCAACAGTTAACAATAAGTTATGTATTTTTGCACCGGATACTGCAGTCTTTGCTGCATATACATC